ATGCTCTCTGATTTCAGAGCGGTGGGCTCTAGGGGAGATGAAAAGATACCGGACGAAGGCAATGTGCTTTCGACGATTGAAGCTATATCCCAGCAATACAAGGGCGAAATAACTGAAGCCAAGCGCGGTAAGATTACTGAAGATGTGACCAGGCAAATGGCTGACCTTCTGGGCATGGAACAAAAGGCGCTCCGCAACGCTATTGTAAACAGACCGGCTGGCAGCGTTATAAATATTGAAGGTCAGGGGCTTGCTGAAACAATGCTGGCTGCGCGAGATCTTCTCATTTCTGAAATTAAAAAGTTAGATGATCTAGCCAAGAAAGCAGAATTTGGCGGCGATCAAGAAGCGCTCGAATTTAGATCGCAGCTTGAGCTGGTAGCGCAGCTGCAATTCAATATCAAAGGCTCGCAAACTGAAATTGCACGGGCGTTGGGCTCGTTCAAAATACCGGCAAGATCCGGGGCTGGCGATACAGAAATGATGCGCGCTAAAGATCTAACGGGTATGCTTGAAGACTTTGGCGGCACTGGTGACATTCGTGAAATGGCGAAGGCATATAATCAACAGGCAACAGCCGTTCACCAGAAAGCCAAGTTTGCGCAGCTTGGCTCCATGTCAAAGTTTGGCCGCTTCTCTGACGCAATGTATGAAGCCTGGATCAATTTGCTTCTCAGCTCACCCATCACGCATTTTAAAAATACTGTGGGCGCTGCGCTTACCACATTTGCAAATATTCCAGAAACGTATGTTGCTGCTGGTATTGGTGCAGCTCGGCGTGGAATGGGGGGAACTGGCGGCACTACATTTACACAAGGTAACGCTCAAATATTTGGCGTTGTCATGGCAATGACAGATGCCTTTGCTGGCGCTGGCCGCGCGTTCAGAACGGGTGAGCGCGTTGTTGCTGGAACTAAAATTGAAGGATTTAAAGGATCGCGCCCAGGCAAAGCGTTTAGCTCAGAGGGTATGCAAGAAGGGGGGCTAGCAACAGGAGTTGATATCCTTGGCAATATTATGACCCTTGGCCGAATACCAACGCGCTTGCTAGAAGCAGAAGACACATTTTTTAAAGTTATCGCCACGCGCATGAGCCTCTACGAAAATGCGTTAAGTACGGGTAAGGCTCAAGGGCTTGAGGGCGATGCCTTGGCCTCGCACATTGCAAACTTTCTTTATGATCCCCCGGCAACGGCTATTGAAACTTCCGATGCTTTTGCAAAATACGCAACATTGCAAACTGACCTCGACGCAGTGGGCAAATCGTTTTCAAATATGAAGAAAGTGCCTGGTCTAAGATATTTTGTTCCGTTTCTAAAAACGCCATACAACGCATTTAAATATGTGTTTCGTGACCGGACACCGCTGGGTTTAATGAGCGCAGAAATACGTTCCCAAATCTCGCGAGGTTTTCAGCCCGGCGCTACTCAGCTCGATAAACAAGTTGCCGAAATGGCAATAGCGAGGATGTCGTTGGGATCTGGCGCTGCGATGGTTATGGGCGGTTTGGCTGCACAAGGACACATCTCTGGAGCTGGCCCAGCTGATCCTGGTATGCAAGCCAATCTGCGCGCGCAGGGCTGGCGTCCGTATTCAATACGAGTGCCAAATAGCGTGACAGACGAAAATCCGCTTGGTGAATGGATTAGCTATATGGCGTTTGAACCCTTCACCACAACGCTCATGATTGGCGCTGATGCATCTGAACTGATGATGGATGGCACTCTTGATGAAGCAACTTATCAGGAAATAGCCGGGCATGTGGCTGCAGTGTTTGCGCACCAGCTCACTGACAAAACATTTATGTCAGGCTTCAGTAATCTTGTTTCTACGCTGCAAGATCCAACACGCTACGCTGGCAGCACTCTTGATAATTTCATTAGATCCGGTGTTCCGCGCGTTGTTGCACAAGTTAAAAAATCGGGTGTGCCAGGGGTGCTAGAAGGGGATCCCGTGGTAAGAAATGCAAGAACAGCCCTTGACCAGATTAAATCACAGATCCCAGGGTTCTCTAAAACTTTGCCGCCAAGACGTAATCATTTCGGCCAAGTTAGGGTGCTTGATGGATCTCGCGGCCCGGACTTGCTAAGCCCGTTTTATTCATCAGCTGTTGGCAGCAACGATTTTAATACATCGAAAAATTACAACAAGCGAGTGGTCGCGGTATCCCAGATCTTTGCCGATATTAAATACAGCCCAAAAATGCCTGGTAAGATTTTAATGGGTGATCGTATGGGCGGCGAGCTCATGGAAAAGATTGAGCTCTCGCCAGAAGAGGAAAGCCGTTACCATCAAGTCGCCGGTGTCTTTGCCCTGCAAGGCGGCATTGAAGGCTTTGAAATGCTGGGCGTTGAAGAATTGCTAAAATCAGAGGGTATACAGCAGCTGATCGAGCGTACAAAGCAGGGCGATGATTTGGCCCGTGAGATCTTACATACGCAAATCAACACTGTCTTTAGAAACGCTCGGAATTTGGCAAAAGCATACATGCTCACCGCTGATCCAACTTACAGCGATAGCCTCAGTTTGAAAATGCAGAAGCGCATGGATGACGCGACAAATCTCATGGAGACTTTTAACCAATGACGATTTCATCGACAACCACGGTCAATCAATACACCGGCAACAATAGCACCACAGCCTTTGCCTATGCCTTTAAGATTTACGCCGATGCAGATCTTAAAGTCATTTTGACGAGCACAGCTGGTGTTGAAACCGTGCAAACATTGTCCACGCATTACACTGTGTCCGGGGCTGGTGATGCTGGGGGCGGCAACGTCACTTTCACATCAGGCAACACGCCAGGAACTGGTGTGCTTGTGACCATCTTGCGAAACACAGCAATTACGCAAAGCACTGACTATGTGGCCAACGATGCCTTCCCGGCGGCTTTGCATGAGGATGCATTAGACCGGCTTACGGTCATAGCACAGCATCAACAGGACAGAATTGATCGATCAATCAAAGCGCCTGACTCTGAAGCAGCTGGCTATAATATGACGCTGCCGTCTAAGGATAATCGTAAAGGTAAATATCTGGCGTTCAACAGCACAACGGGTATGCCAGAAGCTGGAGCCAGTGGCGACGATGTGACTACGCTTGCGGCTATTACGACAGATATTGCAACGCTTGCCGACATAGAGGATGGCACCGATGCAACGGATGCGATCCAGACGGTGGCCGGGATAAGCAGCAATGTTACGGCAGTGGCTGCAAAGGCTTCATTGATAACGTCAGACTTTGTGTCAGATCTCAACACAGTTGCGGTATCGGATGTGATTACGGATCTAAACTTGCTGGCAACGAGCGCAATTGTTGAAGACCTTAACATTCTGGCAACGAGCGACATTGTCAGCGATTTAAACCAGCTCGCTACATCTGATTTTGTCAGCGATCTAAATGCAGTTGAAGGCATTAAGGCAAACGTCACAACGGTGGCAAACACTGTATCCAGCATTAATGATTTTGTTGCTCGGTATCGTGTGGGTTCGAGCGATCCAAGTGATAGCCTCGATGCTGGTGACCTGGCGTACAATACGTCATCAAACGTGTTGAAATATTATACCGGATCCGCGTGGCAAAGCATCCAGCTAACAAGCGGCATATCAAGTGGCAATGTAGCCACCTTTGCAAGCGGCGTAGCCGACAATGACTTTTTAAGAATAGATGGGACAAGCGTTGAAGGGCGTAGTGCCTCTGAGGTCTTGTCGGACATAGGCGCTCAAGCCGCGCTAACCTTTGGCATCTCAAACACAAACGCAGTCAAGATAGATAGCGCGTCTGTCGCTGATGATGAGTACGCAAGGTTCACAGCAAACGGTTTAGAAAGCAGAAGCACATCTGAGGTCTTGTCAGATATTGGTGGAACAACAGCAACAGCCGCAGCAGATGAGGCTACAGCATTGGCGATTGCGTTAGGATAGGGCATGGCAAATACATTCAAAGCAATAACAAAGGCAGGGGTCACATCCCTAGATACAATCTACACAGTGGCAGGGTCAACCACGACAGTCGTGCTAGGACTTGTCTTGGGCAACACGACAGGCTCAAGTGTGACTGCAACGGTTACTCTGTCGAGTGACACAGCCAATCGTGCAGGGGATAACAACGAAGCCAATCAGGATGTTGAGATTGTTACCAATGCACCGATACCAAGCGCATCTTCTCTCAGCGTTTTGGATGGCAAAATAATCATGGAAGCCACAGACGAACTAAAGGTGTCTGCTAGTGGTGCAACGGATGTCATTCTCTCAGTTATGGAGCAAACATAGCATGGCAGGGTATATCGGTTCAAAATCAGCCGTCACTCAAGTCGATGGTTACACCAAGTCAGAAGCTGATGATCGTTACGTTAATGACACTGGCGACACAGTTACCTTTACCTCAAATGAGGGCGATGCACTTTTAATCGAACAGGCTGATGGTACAGATGTTGGCTCTTTGAGGATCAACAATGGCTCTTTTATTATCAAGGGCAAGCACTCAACGAACCCTGTCCAAATTCAAACTCACGATGGTAACGAGGACATTGAGGTTGATCCTGATGGGTTCATCAAGATGGAAACGGCAGGGTCGGAGAGGCTCAGGATAGATGCCAGTGGCAATCTGTTGGTCGGGAAATCAAGTGCGGCATATAACACTGATGGTTTTGAAGCTCGTCCAAATGGTGAGACATATGTAAGCCGAAGCGGTACGCCTATGGCTATTAACCGAAATAGTTCGGACGGCGTTCTTTTGAATTTTTATAAAGATGGCTCAGGCGTGGGGAGTATTTCTAGCCGCAACGGTAATCATATAGTAATAGCAAGTGAAGGTGCATCTGGCCTTAACTTTGGAGCTTATGCACTTAATCCTTGGCTCAACGGGTCAATAACAGATAATACTACGGATATTGGACAAGGCTCTCACCGCTTCGATGACATCTACGCCACCAACGGCAGTATCCAAACTTCTGACCGAAACGAAAAGCAAAACATTGCAGCACTAACAGAAGCAGAGCAACGTGTAGCTGTAGCTGCCAAAGGTCTGCTGCGTAAGTTTAGATGGAAGTCAGCCGTAGCAGAAAAAGGTGAAGCAGCCAGAACCCACTTTGGTATCATTGCTCAAGACCTTCAAGCCGCCTTTGCAGCAGAGGGTTTAGACGCAAGTGACTATGCTATGTTTATCTCAAGCACTTGGTGGGAGCATCAGGTTGAAGTCCCCGCTGTAGAAGCTAACGAGGAAAACGGCATTGAAGCAGCAGATGCCTACACTCGTACAGACACCTACGATACGGCAGAGGAAGCGCCAGAGGGTGCAGCACAAAAGACAAGACTAGGTGTCAGGTATTCTGAGCTACTCGCATTTATCATAGGGGCTTTATAATGAGTGGATACATCGGCACAGCACCTGTCCCCGAAGGATCAATCTCGCGGCAAAGTTTTGTTTGCCAAAATGGTCAAGTCAGTTTCCCGACCACTGGATACTTGGCTGGCGGTCAGTTTGTTCTGATCCATTTAAATGGGGTACTACTTAAACTTTCAGACGATTACACGGCAGCAAACGGCAGTGATATTGTTCTGACAAGCGGCGCAGCGGCTGGCGATATATTAGAGTTTACATCGTTTAATTCGTTTTCAGTCAGCGACACAGTGTCAGCTTCAAGTGGTGGGGTGTTTAGTGGTGAGGTAGGCATTGGCACTGGCTCTGACAGCTTGACTAGAGAACTTACCGTTAAGAAAAACGACCAATGTGATGTAGCAATTGTTGCTGCTACAAATCAATCTGCCCAACTTCTGTTTGGCGATTTGGATGCTGATAATCGGGGCATCATTGAGTACAATAACTCTTCTGATTTTATGGCTTTCTATACGGTAGGGTCGGAGAGGATGAGAATTGTTGGGGACGACCTCCAAGTAGGAACTACTTCAAATAGTTACTCTGCTTCAGCAACATCTGGATTAATAACAAACGGAAGCCGCCTAACTTTAAACAGTGAAACTGGTAACATTTATAAAGTCTTTTTAAACGATAACGAAGCGTCAGGCAGCACAGGTGACATCGTTGGCTTCGGGAAGAATACGACGACCGTTGGGTCAATTACAGTAACGACATCCGCCACCCAATATAACACATCGTCAGATTATCGCCTCAAAGAAAATGTAACAGATGTTACTGATGGCATTACAAGACTTAAACAGCTTGCACCAAAAAGATTTAACTTTATTGCAGATGCGAATAAAACAGTTGATGGTTTCATAGCACACGAAGTTTCTAGTGTTGTACCTGAAGCAATCGCAGGTGAAAAAGATGAAGTTGATGCTGATGGTAATCCAAAATGGCAAGGTATAGATCAGTCTAAAATCGTACCACTTCTCACCGCAGCATTGCAGCAAGCCATCACAAAAATAGAAACACTTGAAACTAAAGTCGCAGCATTGGAGGCCGAATAATGACCAGTAAGGCATTTGAATTGGCACGACTTGGCAACGCCTATAGTGATGGGGCTTTGTCTAATCGTAACCTGATTATCAATGGAAATTTTTCTGTTTGGCAAAGGGCCAGTGCAACAACAACTGTTTCTGCAAATAATTATTTTACTGCCGATAGGTGGAAGTTTTTTAAGGATAGTGGGGCAAACTATTACACTTCGGAGCGGTCAACTGATGTCCCATCAGGCCAAGGTTTCGGCTACAGCATGAAATTACAGTGCGTTGTTGCTGATACGAGCATTGGCTCATCCCAATACGCACAGATTGTGCAAAGAATAGAGGGCCAAGATTGTCAAAGACTAGCCTATGGCTCAAGTGGTGCAAAAGATTTGACAGTCAGCTTTTGGGTTAAATCCAATAAAACTGGTACATATACGATTTGCTTGAGAAAAGACGATGGAACTCCTTACAATTTACCAGTAGAATACTCTATATCTTCAGCTAATACTTGGGAGAAAAAAGAAATACTCCTTTCTCCAACGGCGGGAAATACTTCTTTAATTACTAATTCTGGTGGGGCTATAGCCAACGATACTGGTGTAGGCTTAGACCTCTACTTTAATTTAATGTTGGGTAGTTCATATAGCGGTGGGACGAACAATACTTGGACTTCAAATAGTGGTAATGATTATGCAACATCTAATCAGTTAAATTGGTTAGACAGCACATCAAACAATTTTTATATAACAGGCATCCAGCTAGAAGTAGGCGACACAGCCACCCCCTTCGAGCATCGGTCATTCGGGGATGAACTGGCGAGATGCCAGAGGTATTACTGCATTTTAGATTTTCAGACGGCCCACCTTGCTCTCCTTATTAGGGCAGGGGAAGATAGTTCGGGCAAGCCCTATAATTACTTTACACTTCCAGTGGAAATGAGGGCGGCTTCTAGTCTTACTACATCAGGGACGTTTTTAGACGGCGCTCAATATACTGATACGCCAAGTTTATATAAGGCTACGACAGGGGCTGTTACTCTTGTAGGAAACAACGGCAATATATCCGCAGGAAGTTCTCAATTTTTAAGAGGCGGTCAAGTTTTATTAGATGCGGAGTTATAAAAATGAATATTACTAGCGCACAATACTGGCAAGAAGAACATTCTAGCGCAAACCTTGGCGTTATCGCAGTTATAGACGGTACTGAAATGTCCGTCCCTCTAGACCCCGCCAACCGCCACTACGCAGAGATCATGCGTCAGGTTGAGGCAGGTGAACTAACGATCCAAGAGGCTGACTAATGAAGCAGACAGTACAATCAGCACATCAACGCATCGACGGATTGGAGAAAGAGGTGGTTGCCATGCAGACCGAAATGCGGATCCAGTTTAAAGATCTGTTCAACCGGGTCAAACGCATCGAGGCGGTGGTGATCGGTACATCAGCCACGATTATAATTTTACTGCTGCGTCTAGTAACAACCGGCTAATACCCTCGAAAAGTGAGAGCTCAATGGTGGATCCATTAACGGCGTTTGCGGCGATCAAAGCCGCTGTGAGCGCTGGCCAAGAACTTGTGAATGTTACAAAGCAGATTGGCGAGTTCTTCGATGGTGTGGATGATCTGCGCAATAAGCACAATAAGAAAAAAGGCAGCGCGTTTTCTGGCGATGATGAAAACGCAATGGAGACTTTCGTTGCATTGCAAAAAGCAAAAGACGCAGAGGACGAGCTCCGTCAGCTGATCATTCATCTGCGCGGTTACTCTGCCTGGCAAGAACTGATTGCGATCAGAGCGCGCGTAAGGCGCGAGCGTAAGGAACGCGAAGAAGAAGAGGCCAGACTAAAAGCGGAGCGGTTTGAGGCCATTGTCATCTGGGGCAGTGTTGGCCTGATTTTCACATTGGTTTGTGGATTTGCTCTCGTAATTCTGCTGGCGAGCCAAGGAAAAATCTAGGAGTTTTAAATGGCACACACAGTAATTGACGATTGGAAGATCGTTCCCCGACTTATGATGATAGCGGTCACCACTCTGACCTATCAATCTGTACACTGGTACATGTCACTGCCTGATCCGACCATACAGCAATCAGGTTTAGTATCTGTCTGTATGGGCGCGCTCACTGGATGCTTTGGTATCTGGATGAACAAGGAAGCAAGCAAATGATCGGGCAAATCTTAGGCGCAGCTGCGCCCATCTTGGACAAGTTTATTGAAGATAAAGATGCCAAGATTAAAATCAAAGCCGAGCTCGAACAGAGCATCATTGGACTGCAAGCAGCTCAAGCCGCTGCGAATGTTGAGCAAGCAAAACACAGCTCACTTTTCGTAGCAGGGGCTCGCCCGGCAATCATGTGGATTTGTGCGCTAGGTTTGATGACGCAGTTCTTTTTGATGCCAATCGCTGAGTGGGCCACCGCTATCTGGGCTCCGGGCACACCATTGCCAAAACTTGAGACTGAGGAGCTGATGAGCCTGACCCTGGCATTGCTCGGTCTTGGCGGCATGAGATCTTGGGAAAAGTCCAAGGGTGTTGCCAGGGAAAGCATGGGGAAAAAGTAATGGATATGTGGCAATGGGTTTTGTTGTTCAGTGCCGTGTCGCTGAACACGATAGTCAACTGTCTTCGCTTGTACCTGGAAGACAAAGAGCGCCGCGCCTGGTTGCCAAAAAATAGGGTAAAGAAATGAAGCAAAATTTTGATCATTCATTAGAGATGCTGCTGCACCATGAAGGTGGTTTTGTAAATCATCCCAAGGATCCGGGTGGTGTAACAAACTTAGGTGTTACAAAAAAAGTTTATGAAAAGTGGGTAGGGCGCGAGGTCAGCGTCGATGAAATGAAAGCACTGACACCAACAGATGTTGCTCCAATTTATAGAAAAAATTACTGGGATAAATTACGAGCTGATGACCTACCAGCTGGATTGGATTTCGCTGCATTTGATTGGGGTGTTAACTCTGGAACTGGGCGTCCAGCTCACATTATTCAAAAGTATATTTCGGCAAAACAGGATGGGGTTATCGGAGCCAAAACTTTAGCCCTTGTTGCTGAAAACGATCCCAGCAAAATGATCCAGTACCTCTACGAACAGCGTCAGAAATTTTACGAAAGATTGAGAACATTTGAAACATTTGGGCGAGGTTGGACACGCCGAAATAAAGAAACATTAAAAGCAGCAATGGAGATGGCTCGTGTCTAAGACACCGGCGTGGACGCGCAAAGAAGGTAAGTCGCCAACGGGTGGGCTGAATGCGAAGGGCAGGGAAGGCACCAATATGAAGCCCCCGGTCAAGCGCGGAGACAACCCCAGACGGGGCTCGTTTCTCTCTCGCATGGGAGCCTCAAAAGGGCCAGATCGAGACAGTAAAGGGAAGCCAACACGCAAGCTTTTATCGTTGCAAAAATGGGGTGCGTCATCCAGCGCTGATGCGCGGAAAAAAGGCAAATCAATTCTAGCTAGAAACAGAGCAAAGAAAGGAAAATCATGAGCCTCTATGACAACATAAATAAGAGAAAGAAAGCTGGCACCAGCCGCTCGAAAAAGAAAAGCACGATCTCGGACAAGGCTTACGCGAACATGAAAGCTGGTTTTCCAAAGAAGAAAAAAAGCATCATGGCTCGCGGTAAAGACTAACCGTCAAACAGTGCGAATCCTTGTGACCCAGGTCACAGATTGGGTCACAGCCACCATCGCCGTTGGTGGGCGGTCATTGCTGATCAACAGGCTATAGTGGCAATAAAACAACGGTTTCAGCAACCAGCGGAGAAATATTAACGGGTTCGAGCCCCGTCAACCGCGCCACTGTTTTTCCTTATATATCAATAAATTAACCCCTTTTTGGGGCCACTTGGTCACAAGCTGGGTCACAAACAAATGAAAAGGGTGACGGGGATTTAATCTAAAAAGCCTTGCAACATGATCATTAATACCCATATCCTAGACATATAACGTCAAGTTAATGTCAGGGGAAAAGGTCATGTTGAACATCACGCCGAATCATATCAAGAGCCGTGCCAAGCAAAACAAAGCTGCATGGTGTGTGGATACCAGGTCAGTTCTTGCGGATGGCAATCAGAAATTTTTCCGCACGAAAGAAGATGCTTTACAAGCGATCAAAAAATTAGATCGTGAAGCCACGATTGATGCGCGCACTTCTACGAGCTGGAAGTGGACATTTGCGGAGCTTCGCAAAGAGTACATCAAGCAGGTCAAAGGTGAGTATAAGGGCGGCACCAAATCCAAAACTTTTTATGTAGATAAAGAGCGCCACAGTCGGCAGTTTTTGGATTTTAAAATTGACGGAAAGCCTGTCGCTGACATGCGTGTGTCAGACATGACAATGGGAATGGTGGATCTCGACATCATGCCTCAGATGGCAAAGAGCCGTGCTGAAAAAACTGTAGAAAATATGTGTGGTTCAATTGCACATATGTTCATCTTTTCAATCAAAAGAGGGTGCCGCGAAACTAACCCACTGGAAGGCGTCGAGCGCCGGGGTGAATTCGCGAGTGAAGATTTTAAAGCTGAGCAAATCGCGCAGCATGTGATCGATGCGATCATGGCAGAGATGTCGCCAGAGTGGGCGCTCGAAATGCGCTTTGCTTGCACCACTGGAGTGCGCCAAGGTGAACAGCGCGCTTTAACTTGGGGATGCTTGGATCTCGACAATTCTAAAGTGAAAATTACACGCGCTGTTAAGCACCGCGCTGGTATCGGTGACCCAAAATCTTATAGCGGCAAGCGCACCATCGCGCTGACCCGTGACATGGTGCAATCTTTAAAAGAATTGTACATCCACAAGGGTCGCCCAAATGATCCAAGCGAGCTGGTGTTCCGCACAAAGAACGGCAATGAAAAATCGCCAAGCAAATATCTAAAGGCAATTCACAAAGCATGTGACGCAGCTGGCGTGGAGCGGATCCGCTGGCACGATCTGCGTCACTACTATGCTTCAAAGCTTCTGATGCTTTTCCCTAATGATCTGTACCGTGTGAAATCGTACATGGGCCACGCGACAATTGCGATCACGCAAAGCACTTACGGTCACTGGTTAGAAGACGAGGGCGAAGACACAGAGGCAGTCGATAAGTTATCAGCTGCGTTTTAAATCCAGGGGGGTTACTTCCCCCTGGTAATCTATCCCAAACTCTTTTTGCAAAACATCACGGCGAACCAAAGTTTGTGCGCCGTTTTGTATTGTCTTAATTTTTTGAGTTTTCAGCAGATATATTGCGCGCTTCCGCGCTCGCTCTGAGCTCTCTCCAAACAGCACTGCACCAGCCTCGCGCATGGTTAGCACTGTCGCTTTCATTTCTGCAGCCATGATCATCCCCATCCGTTGTTATCCGGTTGGTATCCACCTTGCTGCGGCTGCTGCTGTTGCTGTGGTTGCTGCTGGTAGCCTTGCTGCTGTGGTGGTTGCTGATAGCCTTGCGGTGGCTGTTGTGGCGGCTGCTGGTAGTTTTGTTGCGGCTGCTGTTGTTGGTAGCCTGGTGCGCCTTCTGCGCGCGGCGTGTTAACAAAGAGGGTGATGTACCCAGCGCGTGGAAACTCTCTGACATCTTGCGCAGCTGTGCGCTCAGCAAATGTGATCCCGATCTCAACGCCATGAGCTGCGAGTTGCGCGTGTAGATCCTCGCACGTTTGCCGTTGCTCCGGGGTCATGGGTTCAAATCTCTGTGTGCTTTCATTCCAATCTGTTTTAAAATTTAAATACGCCGTCACCCGGTATTCTCTGTCAGGGCTTAGCGGTTGTTTCAGTTTTAGTTTTGATCTTGAAAAATGTGGCATTAGCGCACTCCATCATTGAGTTGTTCATAACGCTGCCCATAATGATCCTTGAGCTCAGCGGTGAGCTCGCGGTCATATTCTTGTAGTGCCTCTCGTTCTGCTGTTGTTTTTTTCGCCCAGGCTTGCAGATGCCAACGGACGTTCATTTGATTGATATTGTTTTTTTGTTCATCCACCCACAGCCGCCAATCAGTGACCTTGTCATTAACAGGGAAGGGGATCTGTTCTATGCCAGGTGCCGGGGCAGGGGCTTGCTGTTGCGGCACGGGCCGTTGTGGCCTTGGCGCTGGGATCGATGCGTTGCCATCGTCATCCTCTGGAGCCAGCCCAACCATGCCTAGGAGCCCGTAACGGCGCGCGTAGGTGATGGCTGAGCCAAGCCCTTGCATATCCTGTTTGCTGAGAACAAGGTACACAGCAGAGCTCCAGCTGGCTCCTGTCGTATGTACGAGCGTGGTTTGAACCAACGGCCCATATTCATCATGGCCATTGGCTTGCAGTACGGCAAAATTGTTTGCGTGAAGCGCGGCTTTGCAAGCGTCAACGCAAGAGCTCAAACTGGCATAGCGTGATTTAAAATGTGGGTTTGTTGAATCCTTCAACACAGGATCACAAGCGGCTTGTGCATTAATCAGATCAGATATGGCTGAGTTAGGTGCTTGCATCAATTGATCCCCATTGTTGATTTTTTGGGTTGATAATAGCTAAGCTTTATTCCGAAGCTTGGATGCCCTGCAAAATAGCCCTCGATCCAAGTGTACCATTTGTGGTCTTTGCGTCTGATGCTTTTAAAATGCTCTGGCTTCGCAGATTTCCAATGGCCCCGACGAAAGTGCAGCGCTTGCTTGTGATAGTTCCTATCAAAGGGCTCCTTTGCAGTAACGGGTGTGTCAATGTCCCAACTTATTCTATGCCAAGCGTTTACAGCAAACCCCATGCCTCTTTGTATTCCACGTCGAACCTGTCTTGAAATATTCAGCGGTTTAGTTTTGACATATCGCGGCGAATTGATAAGCGTTAAGATTGTTGCGGCTAATCGCAATTGAAAATTGTCCATCTTTTTTTTGTCGGCGCTCAAATTAGAATAACTTTCGTACATTCTAAATTCGTTATCAAATACGCCACCGCACGGGTGTGGGTAATGATCATCAGGGTTTGTAAGCGTAAAACACGACCAGTGCTCAGGTTTTTCACCAGACACAAGAACGGCGCAACCTTCTGTTCTTTTTACAGGCCAATCAGACGGGTCTTTGCCTTCAATCGGCGTTTTCATTTCATTGTTATAGTAAAGGCAAACAATGTTGCCTGGCATCCTGGCGTCAACGCTTGGTGGCGTGTCAACCTCGGGATAGTGTTGCGATACTTCTGACACAGCATATTCATAAAGATCTGAGCAATCGAAAAAGTGGCCTGTGTCTTTTATTGCGTCAGCTAACTGATGGGCTGATGGCTCTTTTGTTGTATCTAAAATTTGTGTGTGGTCATTGTCATAGCCATTGATCATGCGCTGCATAAAATTAATCATATCCATCAATTGATCCCCCACACGCGCTTGGCTTCTGCTAAGTACGCCGGGGGTTCTTTCCAATAAATGGCATTCCAATCTGGGCTAACCAGCCCCAGCAGCTCATCTTTTGTCTTTGCTGCCCTAAGAATGTTTTCTGTGGTTTTATGATAGAGGGTGATTTCGTTGACAACATCAGCGAGGAAATCATCTCGCAGCTCTGGCGTATTCTCTGCATCAAAGACGCGATAGTCAGATGAATTAGCATAGACCAGGAACGGCGGTAGATGCCCATTCAGAGCCCAGAAGCCAGCCGCTTGGAAAACATTGTTCATATCGAACATGCCTGTGAGTGATCGCGGTAAAGATCCAGCAGTCCACCCGTGCTTTGCTTTTTCGTTTACACGGCACCATTTCGTTTTAAGGTCACCGCGCCGTCCATAGTCAGGTCTGGTGTTGTGCGGCACCGCACAGCCAGGGATCTGCTTGATCAGCTCGATCTCGCCAAGGATCCTGTTGTCGCGCGCCATAGCCTCTTTGAGGCCGAGCACAGCGTTTTCTATGGTTGCCGGTAATTCTTCTGCATACTTGTCGCGCTTGTTTGTGTCGAGCTCACGCGCATCAGTGGACGTATTTTTAGGCTCATATTCACGCATCATTTTGACGCCCATATGCACCGCTTCATTTAAGCTTAGAGTTGTTCCGAATTCGTCAGGAACCAAATGCAGATCGCAAGCGTATTGCACAGCGCGCCCGGCTTCCATGTTTGCCGAGCTTCGATTTGCAGAAAGCGTTTCGATGGTTGCGTAGGCCAGATCTCGCTCAGCATCTGAGTTGCCCGGCGTTTTAATAACCTTCCATGCGGCGTTTAATTTTGGCCTTACATGAACCTTTTCATAGATGTTTTTAGCGCGATCTTTTGAGCGCGGATTTGAGTGATGAAAATAATTGTGGCGCGTAGACCAATCAGGTAAATCAAGCAGCATAACGAGAATCCAAACATAATGTGTGGAACTACGTTAAGCACCTTAACGAGATGCGTCAAGCTTACGAATCAATTATTTCCATGCCGCGAAGATCTGGGCGAAAAATTACTTGGACTACTGGCGTTGCCCATTCTAATTTGAGGCCACGGTGCATGATGTCATCATACGCTTCGTGGATAGTAAATTTGCCGCCTGGCTCTGGGTAGAGTGTACCGGCAATTACCTTTGGGCCGTCTTCACCCTCGATATTTAAAGCGCTCGCCCAGCAGACATGCTGCATACAGCGCTGATCAACGTATCCTTTATCGACGGGGTCTAACAAATATAGACTTAACCCACCGATATAATCAATAAATGCACCATTGTATTCTCCACCTGTTTCCCATTTCGCCGCAAAAACGGGCTCTGGGAAAACATCATGCATATGCACAAAGCCAACCGCATCAGGGTATAAGACGCGTTCCGTTGTGCCATCCTTTAACACATTGACCGTTCCACGCACCGGGACGGGCTCAGCTGCAAACAATATAGACTGAGCTGTACAGCCCAGAATGCTTGCGTATTGCTCCGCATCGCTTAGCGTGAGCTGGATCTTTCCATGCATATGTCTGCTAAGCGTTTCCGGGGTCACGCCCTTTTGAGCGGCCACATCACGCTTGGTCAGACCAGCTTCGAGGATCTTATTTTCTAGGTTATTTGGCAAAATTTCACCGTGAGTATCATTCGATATTATTTTTAACATTTTATACCTACCACCTTTGACGTTTTCCGTCCAACACAAAGGAAAGTAAGGTGCTTGACTTTAAAAAGCAAGCGTCTTGATTTATTTGTCAAGCGCGCTGATAAATTTAACTTGGGGTTTGTTTTCCATTAAGCATTCTTTTTGCTCTAAGAATTACAAGTAAATTTTCGTAGGTTTTATCAATCATTTTTTCCTCTAATAACTTTAAGTGCAGTGGAATAAAATTTCTTCCGTGCTCAAGCATTTCGTCGCCAGCGTCATATTTCATTGCGCCTACATGATTATTTGCGTCTGATTTTTGTATCAGCTGCCCGTTTTTAAAACAACGGATCCAGCCATTTTCAACGCACTCTTCCAGCATTACATGGATTGCCTGGCGAGAAATGTTAAGTGTTTTCGATAGTTCGCTGCAAGTGTAAGGCTGCTTGACGATCCGCGCGCGAATGAGAGCGGTTGAAAATGCATCCCGGTTTTCTGTTTTTCTTATCCAATCTAAAAGCACGTTGCCGGTTAACGCTGCATTTCTTCGCGCAGTAAGCGTTCCCCAATAGTCACACAGGTCGGCGAGGTATTGGTCAGCCGCCTGTTGTTCAATAGTATTTATATCCACCACTTTATTCATAATTTTTTCTTCCTGTTTTTATGCTTGATAAATAACGTCAAGCTGCTTATCGTTTTTTATTATGACACTTGATGATTACAGAAAAAAACGCAACTGGTCTTATTCTGAGCTTGCTCGCCAAGTGGGCGCACCTCACGCCACAGTCTGTCGGCGCTGGTGCTTATCACAAAACCATAGGTCAAGGCTGATACCAAATCAAGCGTACATGGATCGCATCATGCGCCTGTCGATGGGGGAAGTCATGCCAAATGACTTTTACATCAGGCGTGAGTGAGGATGATCTACAAAAGCAAGTCGCGGAATATCTAAGCGTGACATTGCCGTCCGGGTGCGTGTTCCATCACAGCCCCAACGAAGGGCGGCGACATATCAATTTCATTAACAAGCTCAAGCGCATGGGTACAAAGTATGGGTGGCCTGACCTGGAAATCTTCTGCCCTGGTAGCGCAACCAAAAGTGGAATGAACGAAGCCATCTTTATTGAGCTGAAGGTCAAGCGCGGAACCATGAACGAGAACCAGCGGCGTATGCGCGATGCCATCATCGATGCTGGGTTTGCCTGGGCGCTGTGCCGCTCGCTCAGTGACGTTGATGCGTTTCTCGATCCACTGATAAAGCTGAAGGTTTCACGATGACTGACGGGCCGGTGCTGATCAATTGCAGTCACTGCCGGGGCGCTGGAGAGCGCGAGAACCTTTTTTATGTAGAATACCCCACAGAATTTAACCACGGCGAGCCCCTCACTGAGATGGTGGAATGCCCCGTGTGTCACGGCACCGGCAAAGTGGATCTTCTTCTCAACATACTGAACGAGGATCCGCATGAAGCTTGAGCACGAAGTTGCACAGATGACGTTTAAGCTTTCCGATGCTGACGGGCCGCGCTGGTCTGTCCGGGCGACTGAGGGCATGGAAAAGAAGCATCTGAGGGTGTTGTTCTCTGGCCCCATTGAAGAGGGCATGGCCGACGAGCTGCGCGCTCTGGCGACAGCGATTGAGAAATTAGAACCAGAAGAAAAAGAGATCTGCGACGAATGCGTGGACGGATGGATTGAGGAAGAAGAAATGGTGCGTGTGGCTGGGGAATACCAGGCATATGAGCCGGTGGGAACGTATCGAGCATGTGAGAAATGTAACCCACTTGGAGTATGAAGATGAAGTTCACAGAAGAAGAATTGACAACGCTGAACCGCGCGCTTGAGGATCACTCGGTGATTTTTGCCTGGGCTGAAGAGAGCGAAACTCAGCATCAGGATCTGCAGCATTACAAAGATCTGCAAGCGCTCAAAAAGCGGTTCGAGCGTTCGTTTCAAAAAAAAGCAAAAGTATCAGCGTCCAGATCACAAGGGGCGTCTGATGTATGAGGCAGGGGAGTACAGCCAATGAACCTGACAACACATGAGACACAGATCGTGATCCTGGCGCTGCGCGAGTATCGTGAACAGTTCTCTGACAAGCCCGAAAGCTTTGATGAGGTGAACGATATCATGCGGCGTCATCAGAAATCTTTGCAGTCAAAAACGATCTACAAAGAGCATCGAGCACCAGCTCAAGAAAAAAAGTTCGCCCATGAACGGCCATGACAGGACACAAGAGACAATGGCCGACTTGTGGATAAAATAAAGGATTGACTGCTTTTGAATCATGTTTCTAAAATCGACGCAGGAGTTCACGCAGCTAAGCTTAGCGCTAAGCTCAGCGCTAAGCAAAGCACAAAAATAAACCAAATAAAAAAAATTACAAAGCTCAGCGCTAAGCTTAGCTGCGCAAGATATCGAGAAGCAATTTCGAGAGCGAGACAGGATCCTGTGGATAACCTCACAAGCAAGGTTCTCAAGCAACTAAAGCGCCGATTGTCATCTGAGAATTACAGAGCTGTTTTGATCGAGGTGGCGCG